TAGATCAGTCAACCTCGCCGAGACTGCCCTGCCATTACAGCTTTCAGCCCTCGGGTAACAACGGGCATCAGGCTCCCTGATTATCTTAATAATACACAATAAACAAAAAAAAAGACCCTTTGTACAGGGTTTTTTTAGAAAGGCGGTAAGGCGGTTCTGGTAGGACAGATTACTTACGCTTTAATGATAACAATAGTACCTAGTCAACCTTGTTCTTTATCTAGTAAAGACGTAACGGCCAATACCAGCTGCAATGTTTTTTCTAGCTATGAAGTTGATAAAGCCTTCAGTTAAGTAGTAAAGGTCTGGACCTTCCATAACAGGGCATCTATGCTCTATGTATAAAACACCTTTTTCATCTAAGCTACCGATCAAACCAGCGATTTGATGTTTAGTAAAACCAGTTTCCAAAGCTTGCTCTAAAGTAAAGCAACAAAGGTAAGGGTCGCCATCTACATTATCGTAACCAGTTTCTTCAAAAAAGTATTCAAACTTAATACCGCCACACTCAGCTAGTTTAAGTTCTTTTTCAGTTAGGTCGTAAGTCTTAGTCATTGTTTGTTGGGGTTGTGGCATCTCTGCCTTACTCTTTTATTATAGGGTATCTTTCCCCATAGTCTACCCTAGATGCACCAGTTCATAAACCGAACACTTTTACTGTACATACACTTTAGGGAATGGTAATATGGAATCATAGGGCAGAGATGCTCCCAACCTCAAAAACTAATGGATACACTCCAAAACAAAGACCTTAAATACTGGTCAAAAAAAATTAAAGCAAACCCAGAAAACGAAACTATTTTTCATTACTGGTTAAAAGCTTTAATAAAAGAAGTAAAAAAAGAAACAAACCAAGAGGTGGTTAAATGACTACCTCTCGTTATATGACCAAAGCAGAAGCACTTAAAGAGTTTAAAGAAATCTATAAAACTCTACCAACTGCTCTAAGAGGCGATGCAATTGCTAAGAGAGAAGATTGGAACAATTTTACCAATAGCCTTTGTAAAAATGGTCAAATTACATTAAAACAATATGAAAACTGGGATCAACCTTTCTAATGACAAAAAAACAGTATCAACAACAATTAGCTGCTTTGTATGACAGATATATGTTTGAAGACATGACAAACAGAGAATTTGAAGAACAAAGAAAAGCTATTGAATCTGAATACTTAAAAACAATCTACAACAAAGAACAATGAAACTACTTACAAAAGAAATCCTAAAAAAAC